CACGCACTTCCTCGCCGAATCCTCGAGCGTCGGGTCGTAGGTGTGCGCGAGCGTGCCGTCGTTGAGCGCGTCCACGAAGCCGACGGCGGCGGCGACCACGTCGCGCGTCTGCGGCCTCACGACGTAGCCGCGCGGCGGCTTCATCTCGGCGAGGCGGTCGATGAGCGCGTCGGCGCCCGACATGCCGTCGATGACGACGACCGACGCGGTCGTGCGGCGGTCGTAGAGCCACTCGGCGAGCTCGCGGGCGCCGCCCGCCGTCGTTCCGACCCTGATGAGCTCGACGGCCGCCTTGCCCTTGAGCGTGCACTGGCCGAGCTTGCAGCCCGACAGCGCGTAGGTCGACCCGTCCCTCGAGAACTTCACCCCGAAGGCCTTCTTGCCGCGGTACCGGTCGCCGATGGCGTCGATGAGCGCGCCGTCCCACGATGCCCGCGGGATGGCCCTCGTGAGCATGGCAGCGGGGCTGAACCAGCCCAGGCGCTCGTGGGCGAAGCCGGTGATCGACCCGCCGGCGAACTCCGTGCGGGTGAAGTCGAGCGACAGGATGATGCCCATGCTCGGGTTCGATTCGTAGATGAGGTCCACCACGTCGTCGAACGTGGCGTCCTGGCGCGGGCACTCGTCGGTCGCCCACGAGCACCACTCGGTGCTCGGGATGTCGCCGGCTAGGATGGCCGCGCGCGTGCGCGCGAACACGGTGCCGGGGCAGTCCTCGTTGGGCGGCGTGCCCGTGTAGATGATCTGGCGCTCTCCGGTCGCGGACGCGGCGAGCGTGTACATGATGGCGTCGTACTGGGAGTCGGTGAGCTCCTGCGCCTCGTCGAACACGACGAGCTGGATGTCATCGAAGCCTCGCGCGCTTCCGTTGGTGCGCGCCGAGAACTCGATGGAGCCGCCGTTGGTGAGGTAGATGGCCTCCTCGCCGTTCGTGCGGCGGATCCTCTCGACGAGGCACGAGAGCTCGGGGTGCTCCTTGTCCGTAAAGTAGCGGACGAGTCGGTTGAACGCCTTCTTGGCGGTCTTGACGCGGTGCGCGGTGTGGAGGATGTGCCAGCCGCAGACCGCCAGGCGGAACACCTCGTATATCTCGATGACGGCGTTCTTGCCGTTCTGGCGTGGCACGTCCAGGCCGCACGTGACGTAGGCGGGGCGGCCCTCAGCATCGCACGCGCACCAGTCGGACAGAACCAGGGACTGCCACTCGATGGGCTCCATGCCCAGGTCTCCGCCGAGCTCGGCGGCGTCCTCGCCCTCCGAGTAGGCGACCTCGCCCACGGCGACCCTATACCGCGGCTCTTGCCTTCCGCGCCTCGTGGCGCTCGGCGATCGAGAAGAGCTTGGTCTGGACGTTCCGGACATCTGGCGCCCCCTCGTGGCCGTCGGTTATGCCGAGTTGCTTGTTGAGCTGCCTGATCTCCGCCGACGCGGTCTTCAGGGTCGCTATCTGCGGGAAGGACTTCAGGTCCCCCATGTCGTTCTGGTAGGCGGTCTGCTCGCCGAAGCTGTCGAGCTCGTCCTGGGCGAGCTGGACGATCTTGTACCACTGGCACAGCAGCGCGAGCGTAGGCGCGTCGGACTGGGTGAATGAGCGGCCGGCTGTGAGCTCGTCCCATTTGGCGCTCTTCACGGGGTCGCCGGCGACCGCGGCGGGCTTCTCGAGGGGCATCCGCCACCTCCAATCGGCATAAAAAAGCCGCCCCTGGGGGACGGCTTTAAAAAATCCTGAATACCGGCAGCCTATCTGAACTGCGAGAGCATCTCGGCGTACGGGCTCAGCTCGGGCGGCTCATAGATGATGTCGCCGCCGTCTTCGGTGCGGTAGTTTCCCGGCGGGAGGTACCTGCCGTTGGGGAGCAGGCAGAGGTTCCCGCGCCACTTGACGCCGTTGGGCATCATCGCCGTGCCGAACTCGTCCTCGTCAAACTCGAAATCGTAGTCAACGTCGTATGCCATCTGGCATCAACCCCTATCACGCATAGGTGCCGGTCTTCTGGGTCACGAGAAGCCCGCTTTTCTTCGGTTGCTTCTCATAGCTGATCTCAATGCCTATTTTAGCAAACTCCGAGGTGTAGGCCTTGTTCATGGCTCTCCACATCGCGATTTCGCTCTGGTATTTCCTGCTCATGACCGAAGCGTCGGCTCGCTTTGCGGCAGACTTGACGGCCTTGCCGCTCACGCTTTTCGTCACGAGCGCGGAATAGGTCCCCTCGTTCGACGTCGCGACGATCCTTTTGACGCGTCCTCCGCTCCTGTTGTAGGCCGAGGCGATGTATTCCAGGTCGCCGCCGGAAAGCGGGCCTCCCCATTTGCGACCGTCCGCGCCGCCATGAGGATGGTTATGGATAATCGTCGAGACGCCCTTTTCATGGGCGACGGCGGACAGCGGTGCGACTCTGGTCGACCCTTCGTTACCAGTCGACCCCAGCGCATGGACATATCCCGCGTCATCGATATAGGCCGAGTGCTCGTACCTATTGTCCATCAGCTGCTCGCGAAAGCGGGCTATGGCAGACTCCACCGCCGTTCCCCCAGCAGTACCCTTGTTCAGGGATGCGACCGCGTAGGCTGACAGTGTCGATCCGTCCTTGGCTGAACGCTTGCCGGAGTAAGAGTATGAGCCCCTACCTCCCACGGAAACCGCCTCCCTTGTACTCGACGACCTCGCAGCCGCCGAAATCGAATCCAATGTCGCCGCCGTAGAGCAGCACGCGCGCGGGCTCCAGGCGGCTCATTGCCTCCGCCATGCCCTCGCGCCAGACGGCCAGGGAGTTCTCGTCCCCCTTCACGCCGACGGTCGACACGGCGACGGTCGAGCGGCGCGGGACGCCGTCGAACGCGAAGCGGAAGCTCCGGCGCTGCGCCCACGACAGGGTCGGGACTACACGGAGGCCCTGCTCCTGCCACCAGTGGCCGAGCGCCTGGGAGCGGTAGCGGTTCCACCGCTGCATGGCGTCGGGCATGTCGAGGTAGAGCGAGAAGTCGGGCGTGAGCACGCAGTCGAAGCCGCGCAGGCACTCGAGGTAGGCCGCGGGACGGGCCCACACGCGCTCGAACTGGTAGTCGTCGATGAAGAAGTGGCAACAGCGGTCGGCCTTGTCGGCCTCGGACGTGCTCTTGGCGTAGTTGAACCCGATCATTTCCGCAGGCCTGGCCATGCACCGTTTCATGCGGGGCATGCCGTCGCGTCCGCAGTCGGACCGGCTGACGAGGCGCAGGTTGTACGCATCGTCCGTCCTCAGGCGCTCGTGGCCGTAGTCGAGGCGCTTGCTCTTGAAGTCCAGCCCGAACCTCGACATGTCGAAGTCCTTGAGGCTGCGGACCTCCTCGCGCAGCATCGACTTATTCCAGGTCGCCACCTCGCCGGTCTTGTTGTCGGCGATGCGGAAGGCCTTGATCTGCTCGTCCGTCAGGTCGTCGCAGTACTCGATTTTGGAGTCGGGAATCTCGTCCCACCCCAGGCTCCTGCACGCCTCGACGCGCGTGTGCCCCCATACAATAACCGGGCGCTCGCGGCTCTCCAGACCGATAGTCCCGCGCAGCCCGAACTCCTTGATGGAGTCGGCGACCACGGGGACGGCGGAGGCGTTGTGCCGGGCATTTCGCTCATATGGGACGATGTCGTGTATCTTCACGTACACACCCGCCTAGTTTTTCTCGGTTTAGCTGCGGTTTTGGCTTGACTTCTGTAAAAAAGCGTAATCGGGGGTATTGCGGCCCTGGCGCGGGATGGTGGCCTGTCACCTTCCGGCAAAAGACCCCCGTGGGGTCGAGCGCCGAGGCGCATCCCCTACCACGAGGTCGTAGCCCGCGGCTGTTTCTCGGGTACGGACGGGGGGCCAATAACGGAGGCGCGATCGTCCTTGAGCGCCTTGCACAGCGCGACGAACGTCTCGGGCGAGCTCCAGGCGGCGCGGCGCGCGGCGAGCGCGGACCGGACGGCCGAGACCTCGGCGACGCTGCGGGCGCGGCGCCAGTTGTTGCAGCAGCGGTGCGCGGAGGCGACGTTGTCGCGGTCGAAGGGCGATCCGCCGCGGCTGACCGGGACGAGCTCGTCGCACTCGAAGGCCCGGGGCTCGCCCGCAGGCACCCCGTAGTCTATGGGTAGCCCACATATCCAGCAGGGCCTGCCCTGCGAGCGGAGCCACCGCACGACATGGCGGCGGCGGGCGCCGTTGGCCTTGCGCGGGTTGCCCATCCCCTACCACTCCACCGGGGAGCGCCCTCGGTTGGACATGCACGCCTCGATGCCCCCGTAGCGCAACGCCTCCAGGCGCACGCCGCCGGCACCCCCCGGTCGGCGGCGGGGCGCCGCCGTGACCCCCAGGGCGCGGCGGAACGCCCACGCCATGACCGTGTCGTGGCGGCGGGCGGATCGCGCGATGTACTCTCTGCTGACCACGGGCATCATCCCCTATTGAATTAAACGTAATAGAAAGGCCGGAGTCCCTGAACTGCTGAAGGGAACCCCGGCCACTCATCTGTGCTTCCACGCACATCCGACCCGCACACCGCGCGGGCGGCGCTGCGAATCGACACCCTAGTTATATCCCAGAAGAAACCTGCAACGGTCTGCAATTGTGTGCAATTGTCTGCAACTATCTGCAATTGTCTGCAATTGTCTGCAATTGTCTGCAGAAGCGTGCAATCGTCTGCAATTGCCTGCAGTCCCATAAAGACAAAAGGCCCCGACCGCACATGGCGATCGGGGCCGACATGCCGACGCGAACCAGCCATCCAACTATATTGCCGCACGGCCCACGCCAGCCCTTGCGGTGGCGATGCCCACCATATCGACCCAGTCTAGGGCCGATGACATATCTGAATGGACCGACCTCACCGATACGCCCAGCGTCCCCGCGATCTCCTGCAGCGTGCGGTCCTCGCAGTAGCGCAGCTCCAGCACGTCGCCCCATCGCTTGCCCGGGTTGGCGGAGCGCACGCCCGAGCAGAGCTCGCGCCCCCGCTCCACCTCGCGCCGGAGCTCGGACAGCTCGGCGCCGCTGCGGCGCTCGTAGTCTATGCGGTCGTCGGTGGACCTCATGAAATCCGTCCCGTGCGCGCCCTTGCCCACGGCGTCGTAGCGCTGGGCGCGGACCTGCTCGCGCGCCTGCATCGACTCGATGACCGCCAGGCGGCGGTCGATGCCGCGCTGGGCGGCCCGTACGGTATCGAAGTATTCCCTTGCGTCCATGTGACCTCCCGCGTGGTACCATGCTCTACGCCACATAGAGGATGCCGGGAGGCGTCTTTGCCAAAGGCCGCCGGCGCTCCAACGCCAGCGGCCTTAATTATATATCTACCTATGTCTACCTGCGGAAACTCAATATCTCGACGCGACTTCGCGGCGCATGGCCATAATCTCGTCATGGACCAGCCCGCTGCCAGCGAGATAGCGGTCGACCTTGTCGCGCTTCGGCTTGGTACCCTTACGGCGGGCCTCCTTCGCGCGGTCCTGCTCGTGCTTGCGCCGGCAGTCCTCCGAGCAGTACTTGGCCTTCGGCGCCTGCGGGATGAAAATCCTTCCGCAGACTGCGCAGTTCCTCTCCTGCACGTCCCACATCACGGTCATCTCATCGACCTCCTGCACCTGCGGGCGCGCCGCGCCTCGATGCTCTTGCGCACTCGGCGGTTCTCGATGATTATCCGCCACAACCTCTCAAACAACCTCATCGCTTAGCCTTCCTCGACCTCTTGAGCGCGCGGGCCCGGTCGCGTTCCAGCGCACGCGCCCTCCGCTCCGTCTCCCCGATCTGCGCAGACGTCACCCGCGGCGCGTCGGCCCGACCGTGCGCGAGCGCCCGGCGCGCGGGACCCGTCACCAGATCGGGCACCGCGCGCCTGGCGGAACGGCGGCAGGTCCATGCTTCCCCACGCGATGCTGTTCGACATCCCGCAGGCGGGGCATTTCACGCTCATCACGTTGGGCTTGGTCAGGGAACGCTCGCGCACGTCCTCCATCTTGGGCTCGACCCCGCACCGGGGGCACGCCTTGAACTCGACATCGTTAAAGGTCATAACTCTCTCCTGTCTCGTTGAACACATCCCACGTCGTTCGCCACCTCGAGTACGAGTCCATCAGCATCGCCCAGAGCAGGCAGAGTGTCGAATCTTCCCTCAGGCTCTTCGCGGCTTGCATCCGAAGGTCGTACGTAAGCCGCAGGGCGCCGCCGTTGTCGGGGCAGTAGACCTGCACGCCAAACGGCAGGAGACGCTCATCGTACAGCTCGTGTGCGAGGTCCCGGGGACACACGAGCCAGTTCTCGTCGCCGAGGAACGTGAGGCCGTGGCCACTCTTGAAGTCCGCCATGCACGACTTGACCTCGACGAATACGAATTTCCCGTGCTCGAGCGCCGCATTCCGCCCTCCACTCGCGTCCTGTTGCAAAGCCTCACCGAGATCCTTCAGCAGCCTCTCGAAGCTGTCGGGCCTGCGGAGATAGCAGTCGTCGGCGTACGCGTCCCTACCGGAGCCAAGGTGCACGACCCACCGCTGAGACCAGGTCGAGAACTCGTACGACTCAACTTTAATGAACCTCCCCTCCGCGTCGAACAGCTTTACGGTGTCCAGCGGAATACGACCGCCCTGCGCGTCGACTGGGCCCAGCGGCCCCAGCGTCGGCAGCTGAACCACCTCCCCATCCGCAGTCATTAAGCTATCGACCACAAGGCGCTCGCTCATTTCTCGCTCCATTCCTTCACGATCTCCTTCTCCTCAGCGACCATGATCAGCGCCTTGTTGAGGCATCGCCTCGCCTGGCGCAGTTCCTCGCAGATGTCGCACCCCTGTCGCAGCCTGTCGCACTCCCCGAGCGACCTCTTGGCGTCCTCGAGCCTGCCGATGGCGAGGTCGATCCAATCGGAAGGGCCGCACCTGTAGCTCATCGGGACTCACCCCTCACGCCGAAGATGTCGGCCAGGATGTCGCCCGGCGTGGCCATGAACGGCTCGGTGCTGATCGGCTCGTACTGCACCTCGAGGTAGTTCGGGTAGCCGATGGTCACGCCCGTGGGCTCGCGCCCGGGCAGGCACTGGTAGCCCCAAATCACGCTCACCCTGTGCTCGTCGAGGATGGTCTCGGTGCGCTCAACGCGCAGCCTGTAGCCGCCCACCCTCTCGGTGTCGTACGTGTCGTCGGCCCAGGGAATCCGGTGCCTGTCGAGGGCGTCTCGGTAGGCCCTCATCACCGCTGAGATCTCTGCCAAAACTTCTCTCACTCTCCTTCTCAAAAGAATTAGGTGTTCTTTGCGCCGGGGGCTTCCCCGACGGCGTCGTTTCCGCCCTCTAGCGGCGGGAACCCCATCGCCTGCTGGCCCAGCTGACCCGCTGCCGTTGGCACACCTTTGGCATACCTCCAGCTTGGCTCCTTGCCGCGCGCGAGCTTGGCGATGTCCTCGTACAGGTCGGCCTTCTGCTTCCGGCTGGCACGCGCCGCGGCAAGCTTCTGTTTCTTGGCCAGCAGAACGGCCTCCCTGCTCGACATGACGTTCGCCATGTAGATGCGCGTTATGTCGAGCGGCCGGCCGTGGGCGGGGTCAGCCTTCTCGTTCCTGAGCATCTCCATGAGCGTGATCATGACGCCTCCGCTATCTGGCGCTCGAGCTCGGCTATGAGCTCGTCATCGGTCTTCACGGGCTGCCACACCGCCGCGCGCTCGACCTCCTGGGAGGTCTGCCCGCCCCGCGCCTTGCGGTCCGCATCGAAGCCGACCTGCTTGCGGCTCCAGTTGCGGGCGAGCGCCCACACGTCGGTCACGGGCAGGCCGCTCGGCAGCGTCCAGCCCTGCGCGGCGTAGTGGTCGAAGAACTGGCGGGCGTCGCCCCGGAGGCAGTTGGCGGCGAAGTACGCCTCCACGTCCTCCGCCGACGGGGGCTCGAAATCATCGGGCGCTTGGCGGGCCGCGCTATAGCCCGCTAGGGCTATCTCCTTCTCCTTCTCTTTCTGTCGGCTACCCCCTTGGCTGCTGGGTTGGCTACCCCCTTGGCTACCCCCTTGGCTAGACCCCTGACCGCCGGCATTGGCAGCCCTCCTGAGACCCCCAAGGCTACCGTTGACCATGGCGTCGATACGGCCCCTTGCGAAGGTGAACGCCGCCATGGTCGTCGGCTTCAGCTTGGGCTCGACGCCCTCGTAGCCGTAGCGCAGCATCGCCCAGGCGAGCGCCATGCCCTCCCTGTCGCCCAGGGCACGGCAGCCCTCGTAGAAGTCCCTGTTGAAGTTGAAGTTATTCATCCGTCTCACCTCCGTGTGATATCGAATCGGTAAAGGCCGCGGCGGCGGCCTGGTCGCGACCCGGCATGACCGAGCCGTAGATGTCGAGCGTAGTCTTGACGCTCGCGTGTCCCAGGCGCTCCTGGATGGTCCTCATGTCGAACCCGTTCATGAGCAGCCATGAGGCGTGCGTATGCCTCAGGGAGTGGAACACCGTCTCCTCCGGCAGCCCCAGGTCCCTCACGAGCGACTTGAAGCAGCTCGTTACGGTGGACGGGCGCGCGATGCCGCCTGCCGGCCCGAAGGTCACCACCATCGCCGCCGGGCCCTTGCGCGAGAGCCACGTGTCCTGCCACTCCAGGTGGCGCTGCAGCTGCGCCTCCACCGCCGGGGCGAGCGCCACGTTGCGCACGCGCCTGCCCTTGGTGTAGGCCTGCCGGTGCAGCTCTGGGTGCTCGACCGCCTGCCCCACGACGTGCAGGTCGTGCAGGGCGCGGCGCCAGTCTCGGCGCTGCAGCCCGCAGATCTCCCCGCAGCGCAGGCCCGTGTTGAGGGCGAGGTAGACCGCCATGGCCTCGGTGCGCCGCGAGATGTTGGCTCCCGAGGCGGATCGCGAGGACATGGCGGAGGCCAGCGCCCGGGAGAGCTCGTCGGTGTCGAGCTCGGACAGCGCGAAGGGCTCCACGGGGTCGGGCGAGGGCGCGGGCACGTCGAGCATGATGTCCCGGCCCAGCGCCGGTCGCCAAGAGCGGTAGGCGCCCTTCAGCAGCGCGTGCATCTTGAGCAGCGTCTTGGGCGACAGCCCCTTGCCGCTCCTGGGGGCGAGCAGCATGCGGTACGCCGCCGACACGTCCCAGGGCTCAAGCTGGTCGTAGGGAAGCCGCCCGATGGTCGGCTCCACCATCGTCCTGACCACGCTGCGGTACGTGGCCACGGAGTTGTCGGACAGGCCGTTGACGGGGTCGGAGATGTACGTCTCGAGCATCGAGGACAGGCGCTTCGAGCTGTCCCGTGCCGACGACGGGTCGAACGTGGCCGCCCACCTGTCGCACTCGGCTTGGGCCTGCTCGCGCGTCAGCTCCGCGTCCCACGACCTGTAGGGCCTGATCCGCCTGCCGGTCACACGGTCGGTGCCCATATAAGGACGGGCGAACCAGCGCCCGTCCTCCCCGCGCTGCACGACCGCCCGGCGCTCGCTAGATGTCGGCATCGACACCGAGGTCCTCGGCAATGCGGGCGATCTCGTCGCGTGCACCGAAATGGTGTCGGCCACCAGCGCGGACACCTCGCGGTCCTCCCCGTAGATGGACGACAGCGCGCGGTAGCGGCGCTCGCCGTCCACGATGCGGTAGACGTTGCCGTCTGCCACGACCACGGGCGGGTTCAGCGGCTCGCCGCCGGTCGCCTCGATGCTGCGGGCCAGGGCGCCGATATCGCCGAAGTCCTCGCGCGGGTTCTGCTCGCTGGGCCTGATGTCGCCCAGGCGAACCTGCCTCTTCTCGAACTGCATGACATATCCTCCTGACTAGTAGTACATCCCGCTCGGCGCGGTTCCCTCGATGGCGCCCGCGACGGCGATGAGCACGAGCATCACGACGGCGCACACCACGCTGCGCACGCGCTCGGGCAGCGTGTTCCACCACTCGCCGAGCCTGCAGCCGGCATCCCAGATAAGGTCGACCATCACGCCACCCGCCTCGGACGGCGAGCGGGCACGCAGTCGGGCGAGGGCAGCGCCGGCACCGCGCCGCGCGCCATGATGGCGGCGTCGATGTCCTCGCTGCGCACCACCTCGCGCGAGCTGTTGGGGTTGAGCGACGGGTAGCGCGGGATGACCCCTTGCATGACCATCGCTCGAAAAGTCACGGAGTCGCAGCAGGCATA